GCGTTCATTCACGACGAGGGATGAAGAACTGTACGTGGACCGGGAGATGGTAAGCGAGTCAGGCGTTTCGGTCACTCCTAGAGCCGTGCTCCAAGTGGATGCAGTCTGGGCGTGCGTAAGGTTGATCTCCGAGACGATTGCGACACTTCCGCTGTCTATCTACGAGCGCACCAGCAGCGGTAAGCAGGTGGCTAGCAATCACCCGCTACATTTCGTCGTACATGACCAGCCGAACGCCGATTCGACGGCTGCGATCTTCTGGGAAGCCATGATCGTCGCCATGCTGTTGCGCGGCAACGCGCACGCGGAAAAGCTATATGCCGGGCAACGAGTCATCGGGCTGCAGTTCTTGGACCCGGGTAGGCTGACGGTGAATCAAGACGCCAAAGGAAAAAGGGTCTACACCTACAAGCGCTCGAACGGGACGCCCCGAGTCATTCCCGCAGAGAGAATATGGCGGATACCCGGCTTCACGTTGGACGGCGATAACGGCGTTTCGGTGATTGCCTACGGCGCAAAGGTTTTCGGGAATGCAATCGCTGCCGATCGCGCAGCGGCGAGGACCTTCAAGAACGGTCTATTGCAGACGCTGTACTACAAGATCAATGCCTTTCTGAAGCCAGAGCAGCGCACCGAGTTCAAGAAGAACCTACTTGGGGCGATTGAACGCGGCGAGACGCCGCTGCTGGAGGGCGGCACCGAGGCTGGAACGCTCGGCATCAACCCGGCTGATGCCCAGCTCCTCGAATCGAGGTCATTCGCTGTTGAGTCGATATGCCGTTGGTTCCGAGTGCCTCCATGGATGGTTGGACACACCGAGAAATCGACCAGTTGGGGCACAGGCATCGAGCAACAGATGATTGGCTTCCTGACATTCACACTTGGGCCCTGGCTTCGCCGGATTGAACAGGCCATCAGCAAGGACCTGATGACGCCTGCTGAGCGGATCAAGTTCTACCCGAAATTCACGGTTGAGGGCCTGCTTCGTGCGGATAGCGCTGGCCGCGCCGCGTTCTACGGTGTGATGGTGGATAAGGGCATTCTCACCCGCGATGAGGTCCGAGAGCTGGAGGACCGAGCACCGATGGGCGGCAATGCCGCCGTGCTGACCGTGCAATCCGCCATGACCACGCTGGACAGCGTTGGCCAGGCGTCCGATGTAAACCAAGCCAGGGCCGCGATCCGCGCGTTTCTCGGTTTCGACGACGACAAGAAGGACTGACCACATGACGATCAAGACGCTGCCGGGTGTCCCGGAGGGTCGCCCCTGCGCCGCTGTCAGCAGCCAGATCCAACCGCGCGCCCTTGACCGCTGGGAGGCTGGTGTCAGGGCGGCTTCCGACACCGATGCAGAACGATCCATCAGCATCTACGACGTGATCGGCTACGACTATTGGACCGGCGAAGGCGTGACCGCCAAGCGCATCGCGGCATCCCTTCGTGGGATGGGGAAAGGGCCGGTCACGGTCAACATCAACAGCCCGGGCGGCGACATGTTCGAGGGCCTGGCGATCTACAACCTCCTGCGCGAGCACGACGGCGAGGTCACGGTGAAGGTGCTGGGCTTGGCCGCATCGGCTGCGTCTGTCATCGCCATGGCCGGTGACACGGTCCAGATCGCACGCGCCGGCTTCATGATGATCCACAACGCATGGGTGGTTGCTGTTGGGAATCGCCATGACCTTGCCGACGTGGCCGCAACGCTCAAGCCCTTCGACGACGCAATGGCCAGCATCTACGCGGCGCGCACCGGTGCCGAGCAGAAGGCGATGTCCAAGTTGATGGATGCCGAGACATGGATCGGCGGTGCGTCCGCTGTGGAGGACGGCTTTGCCGACGAGCTGCTCGCCTCTGACCAGGTGGAAAAGGGCGCCAGCAAGGAGAATGCCTCAGCAGTTCGCCGCGTGGAGGCAGGCTTGCGCGCTACCGGCATGCCGAAGTCCGAAGCCATGCGTTTGATCAGTCAAATCAAGTCCAGCCGGGGCGAGCCCGCTGGCAGCGGTGAGGGTGATCCCACCGATAACGGCCGCAAGGCCATCCGTGTGCAGGCAGAACCTCTGCCGCGCCTTTCGTTCAACCTCCCGCAATAGGAGCAACACCCAATGAAGTCCATGAAGCTCTCCGCGACCTTCTACATGATCGTTCTCGCCATCGCCTCGGCGATTCCCCTGTTGGTCGGTGCAGCCACGAACCTGTCCCTGTCCGTCATCGGAATGAGTTTGCTGGGTAGTGCAGGCGCGGTCGCCCTGGCAGCTATGCTGATCAAGCCCAGTGCCACCAAGCAGTTCCGTTGCCACTCGCAGTTCGGCGATGTCGGCGAAGACGTCGAAAAGCAGTACAAGCAGGTCAGTGCCGATCTGAAGACTGTCGGTGACCAGCTGAAGTCCTACGCGGAAGTGGCAGCGAAGAACTCCGAGCTGTCGTCCGAGACCCGCGCAAAGGTCGACGAGATGCTGACTAAGCAGGGTGAGCTGCAGGCCAACCTGCAGGCGGCCGAGCAGAAACTGGCAAAGATCGAAGCCAACGGTGCCGGCGGTGACGTGCAGCACCAGACCTTTGGCCAGCAGTTCGTCAACGGCGACGAGTTCCAGGCCTTTGCGGCCAAAACCACCCCGCGCGGTCGCGTCGACATGACGTTCAGCGCCGCAATTACCTCGGTCACCACGGACACCGATGGCGCGGCGGGTGATATGGTCACCAGTACCCGTCTGCCGGGCATCATCGCACCGCCGGATCGCCGTTTGACGGTACGCGACCTGATCACCCCGGGTCGCATGGACGGCAATACGTTGGAGTACGTGAAGGAGACCGGCTTCACCAATAACGCTGCGCCGGTTGCCGAGGGCGCCAAGAAGCCGGAGTCCAGCCTGAAGTTCGATCTGGTGAGTACCACTGCGAAGGTGGTCGCGCACTACATGAAGGCTTCGCGCCAGATCCTCAGCGATGCCTCGCAGCTGGCCAGCTACATCGACGGTCGCCTGCGCTACGGTCTGGCCTTCAAGGAAGAGCAGCAGCTGTTGAACGGTGACGGCACCGGCCAGAATCTGTTGGGCATCATCCCGCAGGCCACGGCCTACGTTGATCCGATCACCTTGGCGGACGCCACCGTGATCGACAATATCCGCTTGGCCATGCTGCAGGCCCAGTTGGCAGAGTTCCCGGCCAGCGGCATCGTGATGAACCCCATCGACTGGGCGCGTGTCGAGCTGGAGAAGGACACGACGGGCCGTTACATCATCGGCAACCCGCAGGGCGTCATCGGCGCCACCCTCTGGAACCTGCCGGTGGTGACCACTCAGGCCATTGCCGAGGACAAGTTCCTGACCGGCGCGTTCCGCCTGGGCGCTCAGGTGTTCGACCGCTGGCAGGCGCGCGTAGAGGTGGCCACCGAGAACGAGGACGACTTCGTCAAGAACCTGGTGACCATCCTGGCCGAAGAGCGCCTGGCTCTGGCCGTGTACCGCCCGGAAGCCTTCATCTACGGCGATCTGGGCAACGTCGCTTAATCCACCGTTCCAGAGCAACCCGGCCTGCCACAGTGCAGGCCGGGTTTGGAGATGACCATGCTGATCAAGTTCAAAGAGCCCGACCCGCGCGCTGGCAACACCGTGCGGATGGATAGCAGCCGCGGGCAGTACTTCATCGACACCGGCGCCGCCGACGCCGTGACCGAGCAGCCCAAGGCAGAGCGGCCGGAGCCGGTGCTGGAAGAAGCCATAGTCACTCATGTTGCTGCGGAAGCCGCCGACGCCGTGACCGAGCAGCCCGCTGGCAAGAAGGCCCGCCAAGGCAAGGCCAAGGCTTGACCATGGAGCTCATCACCCTTGAACTGGCCCGATCGCACTGCAGGATCGATTCGGAGGATGACGCACTGCTGGAGCTGTACGGCAGCGCATCAGAAAGCGCGGCGCAGCAGTTCCTCAACCGTCGGGTATTCCCGGACGCCGATTCCATGGCTGCCGCCGTTCTCGATGGCACTGCTGGCATCGATCCCATCCTCGTCAATGACTCGATCAGGGCCGCTGTCCTACTGATGCTAGGCCACCTATACCGAACGCGGGAAGACGTACAGGGGAGTGGTGGGGCGACAGTGCAGGTACCGATGGGGGCGCACAGTTTGCTCTGGCCGTACCGCATCGGCTTGGGGGTCTAATGAGCATCGGAGCCGGAGAGTTGCGTCATCGCGTGCTGATCCAGCAGCAGGTGACCACCCGAGACGATGACGGCGTGTCGTATACCACCTGGGTCGACGTGGCCATGGTGTGGGCCGCCGTTGAGCCGCTGTCGGCGCGTGAGTTCATCCAGTCCGGGCAGACGCAGGCGGCGGTCACGGCGCGCATCACGATCCGGTACCGCGCCGGGTTGCAGGCTTCGATGCGCATCCTGCACCGCAGCCAGGTCTACAACATCGCCGGCCTTCTGCCCGATAAGGTGTCTGGCCTGGAGTACATCACGATCCTGGTGTCAGGCGGCGCCAATGAGGGGCAATAGCCATGGATGTTGGCCGCGTAGAGATCAAGGGGGCAGACGAGATTCAGCGCCTACTCAAGAATCTTCCCGTCGAGGTCGTGAGCAAGCGTGGCGGCCCGGTGAAGCTTGCCCTTGCGAAGGGCGCAAGGTTCATCAGGGATCGCGAGCGAGAGGCACTGCGCTCGGTCCTGGTGGAGGGCGACCAGTCTACTGGCCTGCTGGAGGAGAACATCATCGCAAGTCGCGGCAAGCCGCCCAGCGGCGGCAACGGCGAGCGTTACCTCGTCAGGGTCAAACGGAAGATGTACCCAGGGCGGAAGGGCCAGCGCGTGAGTACGCTGAAGTCGGCGCAGATCAAGGAATACGGCTCCTCGAAACAGGCCTCCGCTTCGTTCATTCGTCGCACCGTGCGCACCCATGGCGGTCAGGCCATCACCATCATTGTCGAGGATCTGAAGGCGCGCCTTGATCGGGTCGTAAAGAAGCTCGCAAGCAGCGGAGGTGCCGCCTGATGTTCCCGAAGGTTTATAGGACGATTCACACCCCCGCTGTCGCTGCCATCGTTGCGGACAGGATCGGAAGGCATGGCGAGATCGGGCCGATAACGGACAAACGCTACATCACCTGGCAGATCATCGGTGATGACCCGCAGCTGCAGCTCAGTGGCGAACCATGCACCAACTTCACCGCAGTGCAGATTGACTGCTATCACGACCAAGATGCCGGCGCGGAAGCCTTGGCAGTCGCGGTGCGGGCCGCGCTCAATGCCGCTCGCATCGCAAACCGCGTTGTCATTGATGGCCGCGACACGGATACCCGTCTGTACCGGGTAGGCCTACAGGCCGACTTCATCGGGCTTTAGCTCGAACCACAACCCGCAATGAGCCGCCGTTTGGCGGCTTTTTCTATGCCCGGAGGAGGGCTAAGCAATGGCCGAAACCGACGAAACCGTACTCACCCAAGGGACTGAGCTTTTCTTCGTTGACACGATCACCACGCCGGGAACTCCGCGCCTGGTCAAACTGAACTGCCCCACGGGCATCACCGGCATGGGTGGCGGCGCGCCGTCCCAGATCAGCACCACGTGCCTGGGCAACAAGGTGGGTGAAACCTCCAAGCCCGGCCTCAACCAGGTTGCGTCCCTGTCCGTCCCCTACAACTTCAAGCCGACCCGCATCTCCCATCGCCTGCTGACGAAGATGCAGGAATCAAAGCAGGTCTTCCACTGGATGGCCTGCCTTTCCGATGGCATCGATCCCCCGGAGCTGGAGGCGGATGGGACGCTCACCGCGCCTGAGGGCCGAACGTCCATCGAGTTCGATGCGTACGTGGCAACCAACACCCTGGACATCGCCACCAACGAGATCGTGCGTGGAACCGCAAGCCTGACCCAGCAGGCAGAAGGCCAGGTACTCCACTGGAACGGCGGGGCAGTCAACAACGCCGACCTGGTGCCGCCGCCCGGCCCGTAGTCGACACCATATGCGCCGGCTCCCAACGGAGAGCCGGCGCTACCGAGGAACAACATGCAGAACATTCCCGCATCCATGTTCGTCTCTGACGAAATCCACAAGCACCCGATCAAGCTGCCTGACGGGTCCAGCCATGACTTCAACTTCCGCGAGCTGCCGAGCATCGACTTTCGCCGCATCATCCAGATTGAGGCGAGCAAGGATGCCGAGGAGCGCGCGTCCGCTTGGGCACTCGCGATCTCGCTTTCCATCGTTGACGACGCCGGAGAGCGCGTTCTGACGATGGAGCAGGCTGCAAAGCTGAAACCGTCCGTATCAGTTGCGATGTGGGCCGTCATTACCGAACTGAACAAGTTCTCGGGAAAAGCTCCTTCGTCGGTCGAGGCGGCGAATGGTTCCGATACCAGCTCGCATTGAGCCTTGGGAAAACCCTCGGGGAGATCGATGCCATGCCGCAACGCGAGTTGCACGGGTGGCGTGAGTTCTTCGTTCTTTACCCCTTCGATGACCACCACCGCTTCCACAGGCCGGCTGCATTGCTTGCGGCGGTGTTTGGCGGGAACTACGACAACAGCATCGCCTTCCTCTCGCCACGTCCAAATCGCGTGAATGAGGCGGATGCCCGCACCCTTGCCGCCTTCGGCATAAAGACCCAGTAGGAGGCCAACGATGGCAACTGCAGGCTCAATCGTCATTGATTTGCTGATGCGAACCGGCTCCTTCGTGACCGATTCGGAGCGCGCAGAGAAGGCGGTCAAGAAGCTCCAGAAGGCCGCAAAGGAGATGGGGGCGGTTCTTGGCGCCGGACTGGCGACCGCCGCAACCTCGTTGACCATGCTGGTCAAGTCATCCATCGACACAATGGATGAGATGAGCAAGACCGCCAAGGTCTTGAACATGGGGACGGAGGACTTCTCCAAGCTGGCGTACGCCGCAAGCTTCGCGGATCTCTCCGTCCAGGATCTGCAGACGACTATCGGACGCCTGACCAAGGCGCAGGCCGAGGCGCTGGACCCGAGCAGCAAGCAGGCAAAGCTCTTCGATGCGCTGGGCATCAGCATCAAGGACGCCAATGGCAAGCTTCGCCCGACCATCGATCTCCTCTACGACTTCGCCGATGCCTACAAGGCACAGAAGGGTTCTCAGGAAGTCGTTGCGGCCGGGATGTCGATCTTCGGCAAGAGTTTCCAGAGCCTGATCGACCTGTTGAAGGATGGCTCGCAGGGATTGCGTGATGCCGGGGCGGAGGCCGAAGCGTTCGGCCAGGTCGTTTCCGGTACTGCGGGCACCAATGCAGAGGAGTTCAACGACAACCTGGCGCGGATGAAGATCTTCGTCCAGGGCGTCGGGAACGCCGTCGCTGCCGACCTGCTGCCGGACCTGTTGAGCATGTCCGGCCAGTTCCTGGACGGCGCGCAGAAGGGGGAAAAGCTCAACGAGGTGGCCGGCAAGATCGCCGATGGCTTGCGCGTCATCGGCACCGGTGCGAGTTATGTTGCCAAGGCCTTCGAAGTGGCCGGCACGGCCATTGCAGCAACGCTGGCGACGGCGCATGGCGGACTTCTGGTCCTGCAGGGGGAGTTCAAGCAGGGCTTCGAGATGTTCGGTATGGGCCAACAGGGCCTGATCGATTCGTTTAGGGGTGGGAGCGGGGGCAGCAAGCAAGCCGCCGCGCAGCCGGCTGATGCCACGGGAATGGCCGCTGAGGCCATGTCATTCCTCAAGGGGGTGCAGGGACAAGCGGATGCAGAGAAGCGCGCCAAGGCGACGGAGGACGCGCTGCGCAAGCTGCTTGCCGGAGGGGAGGGGGGCTCGGGCGGCGGCAAGGCCGGCGGGGGGCAGAAGGGCCAGGCCGATGAGCTTGCCCGCGCTTACGAGCGGATCAATGCTCAGCTGGATGAGCAGATTGCGTTGCATGGGAAGGCGGGGGCGGCTGCCAAGCTCGACTACGACCTCACGGCAGGCGCGCTGAAGGGATTGTCTGACGCGGAGAAGGAAAGCCTGCGCCAGAAGCAGGCAACCATGGACCTGCTGGACCAGCGCGAAGCTGCAGACGAGCGAGTCCGCAAGGAGCTTGAGGAGCAGCGGGAGGCCGAGGAGGACCGCAAGAAGGCATTCAAGGACCAGAAGGCCGACCTTGAGTTTGAGCTGAGCATCTTGTCGCTGACGAACAAGGAGCGCGCGAAAGCCATCGAACTCCGATACCTCGGCGCTGAGGCCACCGAAGAGGAAAGGAAGGCCATCGGGCTTCTGTCGGATTCCCTCTATGACCAGTCCAAGGCAATGGGCGATCTAGTAGGCCTTCAGGATCAAATGCGCGGCGCGTTCGCGGATAACTTCTACGACCTGGTGAAGGGTGCGGCGAGCGCGAAGGATGCCGTAACGGACTTCTTCGACTCGGTGGCGAGCAACATCTTGAAGATGATCGCCAACAACTTCGCCGCGTCCCTGTTCGGAGAGCAGGGCCAGAACGGTGGCGGACTCCTGGGTGGGCTGATGTCGAAGATGTTCAGCGGCATGTCCGGTGGCGGAGGCGGCGCTTCGGGCGGTGGCTTCCTGTCAACGCTGATGTCCGGTGCTGCAAGTCTGTTCGGTGGCGCAAAGGCAACTGGCGGTGACGTGCTGTCGGGCCGTGGGTACTGGGTCGGCGAAGAAGGGCCGGAGTGGTTCGCGCCGCGAGGCACAGGGACCATCGTCCCGACCGCTGCGGCCATGGCTTCGGCGAGGGGCAGCAGGCAGGTCGTGCAGAACTTGAATGTCACCGTCGCCGGTAAGCCTGACCGCAGGACGCCCATGCAGATCGCCCGTGAAGTTGGCAGGGAGTCATCAAGAGCAATGGCGAGGAATGGCCGATGAGTGGGTTCATTGATACGCGGCTGCCCGAGTGTGTCGCCTATGGCTTCCAGGGTGGCCCGGAGTGGAACACCGCCATTGTCGAGCTGGACAACGGCGGCGAGGTGCGCAACGGGCAATGGCGGTATCCACGGATGCGGTATAGCGCCGCGTTCAACAACCTTTCCGCTGCCGGCCAGCGGGAAGTAATGGCTGCCTTCTACGCGGCGCGTGGACGGCTCTACGCATTCCGCTTCAACGATCCTCTGGACAACGTTGCCGAAGGGGAGCCCATCGCCCCAGCTATCGGAACGACGGATGCAGTGCAGCTGACCCGGACATACCGGCTCGGGCCGGAAGCGGCAACACGGCGCATCCAGGCAATCGCCACGGCGGTTATTCGCGACTCGGCGGGAACCGCCGTAGCGGGATCTCTGGATGCTGGGAAGGGGCTTTTCGTCCCTGCTGCGGCATGGGCGGACGACGACTACACGTGGTCAGGGGAGTTCGACGTTTGGGTCCGGTTCGATAGCGATCACAACGCCTTCACCCTCGGCGACCTGGACGCGCATAGCGCGGACATCGAGCTGGTGGAGGTGCGCAGATGAAGCAGATTCCAATCAGGCTGCAAACGCACCTGCGCGAACCCGCAACAACGTGGTGCTTCCTGCTTCGGGTTGCCTGCGTGGGGCGGTGGGCCGGCGTGGTGTTCGGCTTCACGACGTTGGATGTAGATCTCTCCTACGACGACGGCGCGGGCCTGATCGCATACCGAGCGGAGAACGGATTCAAGCCTGAGCGCATCCAATCGGCCGCAGACTTCGGCGTAGACAACACCGACCTGATGGGATGGGTGGCCGCGACCGGCATCACCGTCGAGGAGGTGTCGGCCGGCCTGCTGGACTATGCGGAGGTGACGGTCTATCGGGTCAACTACATGGACCTTTCGCAGGGGCACGAAGTTGTCATGTTCGGCACCTGCGGGCAGACCAAGTGCCATGGCAACGCCTGGGTGACCGAGTACCGGTCGCTCATGCAGCAGGCAAAGCAGACCATCAGTACGGTGTATTCGCTGACCTGCAGAGCCGGATACGGCGACGAGCGTTGCGGCATGCGGTTCGTATGGACGGACGGTGTTGTCACGGCGGAGGGCGATGACCCCGACCGGGTATTCACCGCGAGTGGTTTGACCGGGGCTGCAGGGTTCTATGACCTTGGGATCATCCAGTGGCTCACCGGGTCAAACGTCGGGCTGGAAAGCGAGGTGTTCAGCTTCGAAGCTGGCGGCCGCGTCCGCCTGGCACTACCGGCTGGCTTCGACATCGGGGCTGGCGACACCTTCCGCGTCCGGCAGGACTGCGACAAGACATTCGCCACCTGCAAGCAGAAGGGCAATGTCCTGAACTTCCGTGGTGAGCACCTTACCCCCGTATCGGACACGTCCCTTTCCGTGCCTGGTGCCTACGTTCGCTCGGTGGATGCCGCATGACAAACCCAATCGAGAAGGCGCGTGCGCTCATCGGCGTGCCGTGGTGCCACCAGGGCCGGAACCCCGCAGTCGGCATCGATTGCGCCGGCCTGCTGATCCTTGCCTTCGACGTGCAGAGCCCGACGCCAAGCTATGGGCGCAATCCGTGTCGCGGGCTCCTTGAGGCGACGATGGAAGGCCTGCTGGGGGCTCCGCTGGTGGAGAGTGCCGAGATGCGCCCTGGAGACGCCGTAGCGATGGCCTACGGCGGGCCGATCCGGCATTGCGGCCTGATCGCCGATGACATCCATGGCGGGCTTTCGTTGATCCACACGGACAGCATCCTGGGGCGTGTTACAGAGCACCCTCTGGATGAGAAGTGGCTGCGGCGAATCCGCCGCATATACAGGCGGGGTGCCCGGTGAGCGGATCAACTATCGGCGGTGTCGTTGGTGGTGTGGCTGGCGGAATCATTGGGTTCTACGCTGGCAACCCAGTAATGGGTGCACAGATCGGATTCTCGATTGGTTCTGCCATTGGCGGATATGTTGACCCCGTACAGGTGAAAGGCCCGCGTCTCACCGACGCAATGAGCCAGACTTCGACGGTCGGCGGCGTAATCCCATTCGGATACGGGCGATACGTGACAGGCGGAAACATCATCTGGTGCGACCGCCTGATTGAGCACGTCAAGCGCCAGCGTCAGGGCAAAGGGGCAAGCTCGAAAACGACGACCTACACGTACACCCGCAGCTATGCGGTCGGTGTGTGCCAGGGCGAGATCTACGGCTTCCACTGGATCAAGCGGAACGGAAAAAAGGTCTACACCTCCGATCCAGCGGCGACAGCCGAGGAGAAGGCCTACAGCGCCAAATGGCTGCAGAAGGTGTCGTTGTATCACGGCGGTGAATCGCAGATGCCCGACTCGACCATCGTAGCGGTGGAGGGTGCAGGCAATGTGTCTCCATTCCGCGGACTGGCCTACATCGTCGTAGAGAATGACGACCTTACCGACCTGTCAGGCGCGATTCCTCAGTATGAGTTCTGCGTCACAGCAAGCGCACCGGATGTCTACGTTACCAGTCATCCATTCCCGATCTCTAGCCGGGATGCTCTAACGCTCCGTCCTGCGCCCATAACCGCAGAGCTTAGGACGATCCTTCATCAAAGCTACGAGTTTGAGGGCATGAGCGTCAGCAGCGTTCCGCTGAGCGGGGAGTGTCGAGATGCCTACGTCAAGGCGTGGTATTTCCCAAATCCGATCACCGTTCAGGTCGCCCCCATGGGTGGAACGCTCCGCAGTGCTCAGGCCACGGTAACCGCCGATGGTGGGAACACGGTGCGGGTGTCAGCTACCCCGCAAAGTGGTTCACTTTCCGTGAAGCTCATTACTTCACTGGCGGATGACGACAACACCATTCGAGTATCGAAATTGCCAGTTGGAGGCACATTGTCATGACCAATCTTCACAAGCTCGCTGGCAACGCCATGGACGAGTACCGCGCCGACGTTGGACTGAAAGGGCGATACAAGCTGGTTGTTCGAGGTCCAGATGAGCAGGTTCGCCGTGAGACAGACTTCTTCGACAATCTCATTACCGGCGGAGGGATGAATGCAATATTCACGCAAAGTAGTGGGCCAAGCGGGTTAACTATTCCACTAATGGCAGTCGCTGGGTCCGGCTCTGCGCCAGCTTCGACAGGCGATTCCACCTTGCAGTCATACCTCGGGGCGACTGCGAGTATTTTTGCCAATGTTTTTACGAGGAACAAGGACAGCTCTCCCTACTACTGCCGGCGCACATACACATTCAGAGGAAATCAAGGAGCCATCGTCGGGAATGTGTCAGAGGTTGGTGTTGCAATGTCCAACACCCCGAACGCCGCAACACCGCTTTTCAGTCGGGCACTTGTAGTCGATTCAAACGGGAATCCGACCACCGTGACTGTCCAGGCTGATGAGTATCTGGACATTGTCTGGGAGTTCACCGTCTACATGACGGTGAACTCGGGAACGTTTGACCAGGTAATCGACGGCATCACAACTCAGTTTGCCTACACCACGACGCCGATGGGGATGGACCAGACCGCAACGAACAACGGTTGGGTCTGGATGGGCACGACCTATGCAATGCGCTCACTGTGGCCGAGTGTGTCGTCAAGCTCAGCATCCGGGTATGAGGCGAATGTGATTCCCGACTTTGGCGGCACCCCATCCGGTTCTTCGGGGGCCTTCGCCACATCTTCCGCAGATGCATACGTGAACAATAGCTATGAGCGCACGTACACCATTGTCATGCCATTGGCGAACGGAAACTTCGCCACTGGAATTGGCTCAATAAGGCTCGCAATGGACTTCTGCGTTTGGGCCATCTTCTTCACTGCGGCAAAGGTAATGAAGTCAGCTACTAAGACTTACACATTCCGGTTCAAGATTTCCCTGGCCAACGTCTGATGATCCCGAATAACGAGCTATCTTCCGTCGCCGTGGTTCATGGCTACTCTGACCCGGTAAAGCGCCCGGGCGACTTCCTGGTGGACTGGGAGCGGGCCGGTGTTTCATTGCGTGATGCGTCGGAAGGACTGTTGGTGCAGGTGTGGAAGCTGTCCGTCGTTCCAGACGACGAGGATGCGGGATTGTTTCATTTCAATCTCTCCGCTCCTTCGTTCCCGGTGCAGACGGTACTCAGCTACAGGGACGTAACAGAGGCGTCCCTTTCCTTTGACCAGAACATGAATCCGTTCTTTGCCTTTGTGGCAGGCGGCTTGCCCTTGATCTACTGGTATGACTCGGCGCTTCCTGGGCAAACGGTATCGGCTTTGCCGGTTGACGTTCGGAGCCCTCGTTGCACGATTGATGAGAAGCGGTCGTTCAACTCAGGACAGTCGGATAACGTTCTTGGATATGTACGAGCCGGGATGCTATGCGTGAGGTATCAGCGAGACAGATACTCGGTTGAGCATGAGTTGTGCGAAGTAGGGTCGTCTGCTGAACTTGTCAGCATGGCAATGAATGCAGGGCTGCGGCTTCAGTTCCGCGTCCGCAAGGTCACCGCTGTTACGGATGACAGTTACGCGGTCCACGCGGACCCAATACTGGCAGAGACGGTTCAAGACCTGTATGAGAGATCGGGTATTGATCGTGGCTCAATTGATGTAGTTGAGCTGTACGGAAGTGCCGTCGAGGGGTTCAAGGTCGCTTCCGAAGGTGGGGCCGATGTGATGGTTCAATCGCTACAGGCTGCCTTCTTCTTTGACCCCTCCGAATCCGATAAGAAGCTGCGGGCGGTAATGCGTGGAGGAGCCGTGGCGATGGATGTGGATAGTTCCGCGTTGGTTGCAAGGGATGAGGATTACCTCACCATCGACCGTGTGCAGGAGGCCGAGCTGCTGCGAAAAGTGAACGTGACCATGGTGGATAGCTCCATCGACTACACGACCAACAAGCAGACGGCAGAGCGGCGCAGTAACAAGGTCAACGCGAAGGCTGAATCCTCCATTGAGATCCCGCTCACCGCATCGCCAGACTTCCACGCGACTGTCGCAATGCGGCGGCTCAACGTTGCGTGGGGCGAGATGGAGACGTACGAGTTTGAGCTGCCCATCGCGTACAGCGCATTGGTCCCTACGGATGTGATCGTCCTCACCGACAAGCGCGGCAAGGCGCACCGGATGCGCCTGATGGAGATCGAGGAAGATGGAGGAACGCTCATCGTCAAGGCGTCCAAGGATTCCCCATGGATCTATGACGCCAACGCGGTGGGCGTGAGGGCGGAGCCGCCTACGTCCACTACCCCGGGGCTTGTCGGTGACACCATTGTGTCCGTTCTGGATATTCCGGTGCTGCGTGACCAGGACGACGAGCTGGGTTACTACGTCGGCGCGCGTGGCACTGGCCGGGGCTGGCGCGGGGCGGAGATCCAGATGAGCACGGATGGAGGCGTGAGCGTTGGGCAGTCCCTTCAGGTGGACGTGCCGGCAGTCATCGGCGTGACCGCTACGGACCTGCTGCAGGAAGTGGGCTCCGAGTACCTGTCACAGCAGCGTCTCACTGTCGTTGTTCCTGAGCCACTGGAGTCCGTCGACTACGAGCAGTTGCTGCGCTACGGGAACAAGGCGGCAATCCGGCGCGCGGATGGCAGCTGGGAGGTTCTGCAATTCCAGACTGCAACCCAGCTCAGCGAAACCACGTTCGAGTTGTCAGGGCTGGTTCGCGGCAGGTATGCCACTGCGTCGCTCGCCGTGCCTGCAGGCGCGATGTTCGTCCTGGTCGATGACTCCCTTGTCTTCGTGCAGGTTCAGCAGTGGATGACAGGAACGACTATCTCCTATCGCGGCGTGAGCTACGGTCAGGACAGCGACGAGGCCGATTGGTCATCCTTCGCCGTCGATGAGCCGCAGAGCCAACAGGAGTGGCCTGTTCACTACGTCAGGGCCGTGAGGAACGGCTCGAACGCCGTAACGGTCAGCTGGATTGCCCGTGGCCGGCTAGGCGTCGAAACCGCCCCGCGTCAAAGCAAGTATTTCGCCGGCTACCGGGTGACCTATAGCGACGGCTTCACGGCCAACGTGACCAGTACAACCCACACCCGCGCCAGCACGCCAAGCGGCGTGACGGTCACCGTGGCCGCCATCAACACCATTACCGGGCCAGGCCCGGCAAGCGAGGCTATCCCAACATGAGTACCCCGAACCTTGGGCTGGAGCTTGTCCCGTCCAACTCCCTGCAGCCCTCCGTCCCGATCAACGACACGCTGCAGGTGATCGACGCTCTCCTGCAGCTGGCGGTGGTCGATAAAGACCTGGCCTCGCCGCCTACGACCGTGGAATCCGATTCCGGTAAGCGGTGGATTGTCGGTCCAGCGGCTACGGGGGCATGGACAGGCAAGTCCGGCCAGGTTGCCCTCTGCACCGGGGCGACCCTGTGGCGCTTCCTGGAGCCACGCGACGGCTGGGAAGCGGTTGTTCTCGATGAGGGGGCCCTTGGCACCCGGTATCGGTATATAGGCGGTGCCTGGTCAGCTGTGTGAAAGTTGAGGGAGTGGGCGGGCTAGCCTACCATCGCATTTCACCAATGGATTGATGGGGGCGGTATGCGTATTGGATTGGCGTTGGCGGCAATGCTGGCGGTCAGCGGGTGCACGACCATGCAGTACACCGCCAATGCGCCTGCCGGTGCTGTTGATGATGGAGTCCGCGTTCTTTATCAGTACCCCGAGGGCGAGAAGTACCAGAATCTTGGGTTGATTGACTTCGACTTCTACAAGCCTGGATGGCGTGAGCCCACTGTGACCGATGCGCTGCCCGACCTGAAAGCAAAGGTTCGCTCTGTTGGCGGGAACGCACTGATCGTCAGAAATCAGCGCGTGGGTCACCTCAACAATCGGTCCATGAACATTTCTGCAGAAGTTCTGAAGGTGGACTGGGCCGCACAGCCATAGTCATCCGGATCGCACGGTCACACCTTGCCGTGAAGGGAGGTGTCCGGCGTGGCGCCCATGTGTACCAGCCAGGCGGTCACCATTTCGATGAGCGCGGCCTCATCGTCCGGGTGAGCAGCGATGAGGCGCTGTTCGACCCGTAGGCAAACGCGCTGGAACTCGGGCGTGTCCCCGTGCTCCTGGAATGCGTGGTGCAGCTCGCCGTACGCCAGCTCGTTGTCGGCGCGGCGGCTATTCACGGCCCGCCTCCTGCTCGACCATGCCGGCGTCGCGGATGATGGCCTCTACGCGGTCGTGGAAGTACGGGAGGTCGGCCGGGGCGACCTCCTGTTCCAGAACCTCGGCCTCGCCGGCCAGCTCTTCGGCCTGGTCACCGGGCGGGCTGGACTTTGCGATAACGGCCGCGCGGGCCGTCAGGCCCTCTAGGGCGGCATCCAGTTCGGGGCGGGAAAGCTTGGTGTCCATGCACAGATCCTTGCCGGTGCGGCGTTATGCTTCGGTCAAACGGAGGTGACGCGCGTGTGCTATTCAGCCAAGATCGAAGCCGACTACAAGCAGTTCGTCCGCAACTTCGGGGCGATCATCGACCTCAAAGAGTTCGCCGCTCTTTGGCTCCGCGACGCGGGCAAGGAGAAGCGGCCGAAGACGCCACGGGCGCTCGACCTGTCGTTCCTGCTATCGGATGACCCGGCCATGTCGGGGCTCGCTGACGAGATTCGGCAATGGGACGCGCACGATGTCTCACAACTTGAGACCAAGCTATTCAAGCAGGCCAAGCGCCTGGCCGATGCCGAGCGGAAGTTGTCCGAGAAGCCGACGAAGACCGCGGCGAACGAGCAGCGCATCGCCGGCAACAAGATCGAGCAGATCAAGGGACGAATCGCCGACCTGAAGCGTTCGAAGGCCGAGACGCGGGACTTTCGGATGTTCCCTGGCTACTACTGCCCCGTGCTGGTCAGCGAGGGTGGCCGGGTGGTCGTGAAGCCGATGCGCTACCAGTGCCGGCCGGCGGGGAAGCCCGCCTTCTACGACACGAAGTACCCAGGCACCTACAACGCGAGGCGCGACAAGCTCGAGAGCTTTTGGAAGGGCCAGTTCGGGCGCACGCACGGGTTGATCGTGGCCAACAGGTTCTACGAGCACGTGGAAGTGAATGGAGAGAACCAGATCCTGGAGTTCGTGCCGCGGACGGGCGAGCCGATGCTAATTGCCTGCCTGTGGTCGCACTGGACCGACCCCAATGGCGTGGAGCCGGACCTGCTGAGCTTCGCAGCGGTGACGGACGATCCCGAGCCCGAGGTAGCCGCCGCAGGCCACGACCGCACGATCATCAACATCAAGCCCGAGCACGTGGAGGCCTGGCTCAACCCTGACCCGAAGAACCTCCAAGCGCTCTACGACATCTTCGATGACAAGCGGCACCCGTTCTACGAGCACAAGATCGCTGCCTGATCCCAGCGGGTGAGACGGCTCTGCATATCCTCTCCGGCCATGACCGACTACATCCGCAACCCCGACCTGGGCCCCGAGTTCGTCTGGGGGCCACGCACCAGCTTCGACACTCTGCCGACGGCCCTCACGCTGCACGGAGAAATCCTCGTGTCGATGCTCGATGGGGTGCACGGCCAGTGGACCGCCCGCCTGAACCTCGAGGACGGCATCCACGCACCTCTAATCCTGCGCAGCTGTACGGACTTCAACTCCGGCCGGCATGGCGCCGAGCGGTGGGTGCTGCGGCACGAGCGGGCGCTGCGGGAGAGGGTCGCCCGGAAGCTGCAGTGGATTCAGGATCACGTGGCCCAGCATCCGGCGAGCAGAGGCGCAGCCGGCATGCTGCTGGGTAGGTAAGAAGTCGGAGGTTGCCGCCCCGGTGGAAGTCCCTTTCACCGGTGGGCGGCGGGCCACGGCCGGATCTTAGGAGCGTCGTGGCGATGCCGGATTTTATCCATGGAGTTCTAGCTGACAAGTCAGGTCAAGAGCAGGTCGCGATCTTGCTGGGGGTTGCTTGCTCACTCGTTAAAGGGTGACGGCGACCGCTCTACCGGCAAAGGATTGTCGCTTTGGGTCTCCAATCTCGAAGCCCACTGATGCAGGTTAGAGTGCTTGGCAGCACCGGACTAGGAGGGAGGCTCGGGTGGACATGGATTGGAAGGTCATCGTATCGACCCTAGTGGGCGGCGCGATCACGTTCGCGGCGACCACGGGACAGGAGATGCTTAAGAACAGGAGGATTAGACGATCTGCTGTTATGTCTGTTGGAGTGGAGATTGCAGCTAGCTTGGACATTGTTCGGGCGCGCGATTGGGCCAGCG